CAAATGATTTTTTTTCGTCACTCATAATTCTGTCTTTGTATCTATTCTGATTAAAATATCAGCCACTGATTTAATAATAGCAACTATTCCGACCGCTTCATATTCAGTAGCAAATGCTATTGCAATTCCTACTATTGCCTGAAGTAAAGCTAGTCTTATTGTTCGGCTAGACCAAAGCCTTTTTAGATTATTCATATTTTTTAATTATTTATAAATAAGCACAAATTGCCCATATTCTAGTTGTTATCACACTTCCATTTATAATTATATCGTCATCACCACCAATCCATGATGACATCGCATTTAAGTAATAAGTGTCCTTGGTGGATAAATTTAGATTCTTTCTGGTTGTTAATGAACCTCCAGCCCGTAAGAAATTTGCTCCAATTTCAGCCCTGTTTTGAGCTATAGTTGAAAACTCATTATCATCTTGTGTGTTATTTGCTTTTGACAAGGTCAACATTACAGAAACATATCTTAATGATTGTTCTTCTACCAAAGGATAAGCTATATATCCGACTTCCCAAATACCAATTGGAACATTAATTTTATGCGAAGCATCTATATTATACCAAGTTCCGTTAGCAGCATTAGCTTGAGTCCTATTATTAGCATCTGTTACCTCCACCGTCCATTTGTCAGGATCTAATGGAAATCCGTGGGGAGCTTTTACCAATGAATAATACGGACTAGTAATAGCTTCATTGTCTAAATCATAATCAGTCCCCATATAAATCGTAATTGTTGTATTAGGAGCAGAATAAGCTACCTTTGTTATAATTCCATATTTAACCCCATCAGTTGGCTGAGTTAATTTAATTTTCATTCCTGCTGAATAATTAGAGGTCTTATCCCCTGTAATCGTGAAAATATAAGTTGGTGCGTCTGCTGAAGCATATGTCCAAGTTTCTCCAGCTGGTATCCAGCCATCTTCTACCGCTTCCATATTCTCATTGTATTCCGCACTTTTAATTATCGTTTTGGCAGTTGCTTTATTTAACATATTTTTATTTATTTAATAATAATTTTCCATTTTCAATTTTATAATCCAGAGGACTAACTGGACTAATACTTTCAAATTTTTCCAATGTTTTAAATTGGTCTAGATTTTGTCCTATCTGTTTTCCGCCTTTTTGAATCCAACCAATAACAAATTTTCCTATCTCTTTTTCTTCTATGCTTTTGTCCACTATGTAATTATTTAGTTGTTTTTCATTATGAACTCTCCCATCAATAGTTCCAAAAATATTCCCTGTTTTTTTGTTGTAAAATAGTATCATTGTATTTGATTATTAAAAATAAAATATTTTATATTAGCAGTTTTATTTGCTGGAGCTCCTAATCCATATTGTAATTCTACATAAATATTTGTATCATCCGCCCAGCAATATAAGAATGGATTTACAACATCAAATTTAGCTGGAGTATATGGCAATTTTTTATATTGGCTTTCCGTGCTCATTTTTCCCTCTATAATAAACGCTGGAACATATCCCAATCCGTGAGCTACTGATGTTCTTGTTCTATAATCACCGCTTGAAATTGTTATATTAAAACTTCCTGATAAAGCAATTGTAAATGTTTTAAATTTTGAGCTCAAAACTAATTGCTTATCTGTCGCTGTTTTTACATCATATCCATCCCTTGATATTTTTTCTCCGTAATCTGTCATACTAAATTATCTTTAAAAATAAAGTAATATCCATCGTGAACCTGATCCCCCACTGCAGCACCTGAAATTGGATAAGTCACATCTACAACTAAATTAGCTGTTCCAACTTCTGCGTCTATATTGTTTGTTCCTTTGAACATACACATATATTTCTTTCCGCTTCCAGATATTTCTTCTAAAAATACCAATATAGCTGGTATATATCCTAATCCGTGATTTATAGTTGTTGAACCAACCACCATTCCATTTGGAACAGTCACCGTGAAACTTCCCTGTGAATGTATTTTAAACTGATTAAACTTTGAAGATGTTGTTAGATTTTTATCTGCCGTTGTTTTAACATCTTCTCCGTCTTTGCTAATTTTCATTCCCCAATTACCCATTGTCTTCTATTAAAATAAAATAATAAATATTGTATGTTTTATTGATTCCGCTAAAATTATTTATTGTTATATAAACATTGGTAGCGTCTGCATAAACACTGAAATAAGAGCTATCACTATGGAATGTTCCATCTCCGCTTGCCTTGCTGGGATCATACAAAGGCATTGCATAACCTCCTCCACCATCACAAAGCCAATAATTATTTCCCCCGTATGTTAATTCCTCTACAAAAATATAATGTGATGGTGTATATGATAATCCGTGAGCTATTGTTTTTGTTTGTGTAGCACCATTATTTACTGCCAATGTTGTTGCTCCCTCTTTGCTAATTTTCAAAGAATTGAACTCCGAACTTAATATTAATTGTTTGTCTAAACAACTTTTTACATCATATCCAGCTTGTGATATTTTTTTTCCATAATCCATATTAAAATCCTCCTAAATCATAACCAATTAATACTCTATCATCTGCTCCGTCATTAATTAATATTCTCTTATTCTCTCCGTCAATTTTTAAATTATAGTTGTCTGAACTTGAACCATCTGAAACTAATATTTCACCATTTAAAATTACTAAACGCCCTGGACTTCTTGATCCTCCGATTGTTATTGTTTTTACAAATTGACTTGGTATTGTTGGTGTTGCAGCCATTATGTTGTCCCTACTAAATTGCCGTCAGCGTCAAAAGTAAAATAAATATCTTCTTCTGCTTCTGTATTGACGACAACCGAGCTATTTAAATAATTTTCTAAATTCCTTTTAACATCTTCTAATCTAAATCCCAACCCTGGAACTGATTTTGAAGCGTATATTCTCGCTCCGTGTCCGTAATATTTAATACTCTCAACTATTACTGTATCACCAATTACATCTTTATTTGAAAAATCCCAATAATCTACATCCCATTCTGAAATATCCCATAGCGTTTTCCTTTTTTTGCTTCTTGGATTATTTATCTGTATTATATCCCCAGGATTTATTGATTCAATATCATATCCATTATTACTGTCAATATTGCTGTCAACTAAATCAAATTCTATTTCCGATGTTGGAGCATACTTCGTTCCTAAATTATATTTTCCCAAAAAATCTATACTATCGCTATTGTATAATCTTCCATCGTTTTTTATGAAAGTTCTTCTGCCATAATCAGTTATTGACTGCTGGTTTCTATATCTTTTTGATATTTGTTCTTCTCCGTCTGGCGTTCCACCTATTATTATAACATCATTTCTCACTTCTTCCATATTCTGAATAGCTGTTATATTTTTGATATGCTTTCCTATGAATAAACTATGATCGGCTGTATATTTATCAGTGCTTTTCAAATGAATTATATTTTCTCCATCTACATACCAGCACCAGCCGATCGGACTTCTTTGCAAAACTATATCTATCGCCTCTCTTATCGTATTCATATTGAATAAATCAGTGATAACATTGCCTGTATCTTCAATACTTCCAGCCGTATATGTTATTTTTCCGCTGTAAAACTCCGCATAGCTGTCTATTATGTATTCCAGCACCTCTCCAGGCTCTTCTGAGCTAAATTGTAGCCCAGTAGCTCCATAGTTATCACCTGCATCTTTAATCATCAACACGGAGCTTGTAAGCTCTGAAACATATCCTAATAATGTCAAAGAAACTGCTTCTTTTCCCTCTGATAATTCAAACTTTCTTTGTGAAATATAACCTGAATAAATTTGCTTTTCGTTGCTTTCGTTGTCATTTACAACTACCTTAATCTCGTTGTATAACTCAAAATCATTATCCGTTAAAAACTCTTTCCAAGTCTTTGCTATGCTTAAAACCAATTGTCCAACTCCTCCGTTTATTCCTATCGTAAATTCTGGATATCTAGTTATAATATCCTTGATTGTTTTTATGTAAGTTCCGTCATTATCATATAGCTTGTATGTATATTTCTTTACAGCCATAATTTATAATATATAATCTTTAAGTCAACATCGTAAGCCGTTCCCTCAAACCAAACATAAAAGTCATTCCAACCAGTTTCAAATTCTGGAAAAGAGCCAGTATAATCAACTTCATCTCCGTTTAGCGTTATTGATAATTCGTCCATATCTATTATTAATACATCTCCGTTTTCAAAGTCTTCGTTTATTGTGATCGTATCTCCCGTTGTTGTATTTTTAAATTCTATCTGTGTTAAATCCGTTTCGCTATTTATAGTAAACTGCAATTTTGGCAATGGCTTAGCACTTCCTCCTATTTCTATGCTATCTCTTTCCGCTGTTGTTATGGCTGAATATTCTCCCGTAGTCGTATCTATATCTTTCGCGAACGGTTTTACTACTGAAAATACAGCCTGAAATTCTACATAAGTTAAATTGTAAAATTCTCTTGTTATTAAAAAATTAGTGCAACTTGCAACATATCTCCTAGTGCCTGAAATATAATCTATATCTAAATCTCTATCCAGCACTCCCATTATATCTCTTTTTAAATCATCAATTCTATCATCTAAATTTGAAGCACTTGTATCTTTAATAATTCCGTTTACTGTAATTGATTTTATTTCAAACTTCTCGTCAACTGCCTTTCCTCCATCTCTTCCTAAGCTTTGGAAATTTATATTTCTATTATCTACACTCTCAAAAGAAATGTTTTTAGTTATAACATTTCCATCTTGTAAATTTACACTATCAAATGATATATTTCTTGCAGCCATTATTTTACTCCTAGCATTCCAAGAGAAGCGTCCCGATCAAAAGCCCTTTTAATTTTGTCAATTAAAATATCTATATCAGCGTCTTTTGTAATGCTTACATTATTAAAATTAATATTAACTTCTCTACCTCCCGCTTGATCTAATTGTTTTATATTACCGCTTTGCGATGGAACAAAGACTTCTGGTCTATGTTCTCCTACTACTACTGGATTACCTGATTGCACCGCTCCTCCAAATTGTCTGAATCCAAAAATATCTCCCAACCCTCCGCTCATCTTTTTGCCCAGTCCGCTCATCTTTTCTTTTAATTTTGAAATTATTTCTAATACATTTTCTATCTTTCTTGATATGTATTCTGACATATCTTTTATTGAATTTTTTATAGAATTAACTACGCCCGATACTACATCTCTTAAGTATTTAAATGAATTTCCTGCCTTATCGGTTGCTCTAAACCAAGAATAGAACACAGCCTCTAATACTTTACTTAATACTTTTATAACCGAGGATATTGCTTTAGCTACAGTCACCACGGCTTTCATCAAAAGATAAAAAGCGTGTGCCACAGTTCCTATTGTTTCCTTGTTTTCCCTCATCCACTTTATAGAATTTATCACAGCTTCTGAAAGTTTTTTTACAGCTCTTTCTAATCCACCAGAATCGGAAATCGTTTTAATAAATTTTTCAAGCTCTGCTATAACTTCTATTACGGCTGGTGCTAAAGCATTTCCTATCGTAACCTGTAAATTGAATATCTTTGTTTTTAATTTACTTATTTTTCCTCCCAGTGTTTCACTAGCCCTTTCTGTATCTCCCTCAAATATAGCCATCTCTTTCAATAATCCATTATACAGAGCCATCCTTATATTTGTATCAGTTGTAATTCCTCCTAAATCTTGTATTGAATAACCAGCTTCTTTTAAAATAATGGATAAGTTTTTTGTAATACCAGCGTTATCAACCATTATTGAATTTTGGTTTTTTATTCCTTGCGTTGCTCCTATTATAGATTCTCCAAAGCTTAGCATTCCCTGCCTGTTAAAAGACGCAGAATCTTTAAATCCGTCCATTAATTTGGTCGCTTCTTTTAAATTAAATCCAGCTCCTAATAAGTTTTTTAATCCCTCCGAAGCTTCAGCTACCGATAATAAACCATCGCTTGCTAAACTCATCGCAGCCTCTTTGGCTTTTTCCTGATCTTGACCGAATGCTCTTGAAACTGTAGATAATCCTATTATTGAATTTTCCATTTTAATTGAAGCGTCTATTGACTTTTTACCCATTACAACCGCAGCAGCCCCAATTGCAATAAAAGCTAAAGAAACCTGTTTAGCTACTCGCTTAACAGATTCCATTTTTGTTTTATAGTTATTGCTAAATTTCCCTATGTCGTTATTTATTTTTGATAAAACATTACTAGCATCATTTTTAGCACTTATAACTAATTTTAATTGTTGTGTAGCAGCCATATCTTTATTTTCTCATAGCACTTTTAGCTTCTTCTCTTTTTATTATATTAATTACTTCTATAAATTCTTTTGGCTGATTATTATAAGTATTCCAATCCCAGTGCATATACTTACAAGTCAATGCAACTCCTACTATATTATCCACCATTATGCTTCTACCTGCTACAAGCTTAGCTACTTGATTTTCTATTTCGTTTTTTTTTCTGCACTCAATCCGCTCTCCACTTCGTTAATTTCTTTCATAACAAAATTATAATCTCTCAATGGCAAGTCTAATATTTTGTCTAAAATATCGTTTTTATCTCCATTAATTGAAACTATAATTATTTTTATCGCTTTATTTTCCGCTTCCGATTGTAATGAAGCGTTTACTTCTTTTACTTCTCCCCCTACCCCACTTACTTTCATTTCTTTTAGAAAAACATCTCTTATCTCTCTTGATTCTCTACCTGTTATGTAAGTTTTAATCTCTACTTCCTTTTTTGATATTGGAAGTGTTAATTTTTTAGTTTCTCTTTCCATAATTATTTTTTTTAATTATTAAACTAGTAAGAAGCAATGTCGTTTACACAATAACAATCCGAAATAAATTGGCTATTGTCAATGTCTAGTAGCATATTAAAATTTATAGTCTGAGTCACGATCTCGTCATTTCCTCTTTGTGCTTCCCATTCCGAGAAGTCAACCCTAGGAAATTCAATATAAAACTCTGGGTTTTCGCTACCCATCGTTTGCCTTGAATTTGTCAATTTAATTCCAATCGCTTTATAATCTCCGTCTAGCATATAATCTCTCCAAGTCCTATCCTCGTAATTCAAAGTTAATGATCCCTGAACCGTAATTTGCTTATTAAGTATATCGTCTGGCTCTAATGTTCCCAAGCAAATATCGTAATCCACATTCTTATTTATAGTCAGTGTTAAATCTTTTAAGCAAATAGCCGTAGCAGCACCTAAGCCAGCCGTATTGGCAGCCACCTTAAACTCTAAATCTCTCCCTACAAATTTATAATCCAGGGCATCCAATGTTGAAGAATCAAAACTTGAATCTCTACTTACATAAGATTTTAATCCTGCTGTAAATTTTACGAAGTCGTCCTGATTTACAGATAACTCAAAGGTATCAACCATACATCCTTTGAATAGTAAGTCCCCATTGTCATCATCTACATGTATTGACAGCGTAGCGTGCTGATTATCGTTATCGGCAGCTATTGTGTGTTTATAATCTGATGTGGCAGCAGCACTTGATATAGCTCCTCCCAAAACAGCTGAAAGCACCATAGGAAAGCTTTGAGCTCCTACTTCGCTTTCTATATCGCCCTCCGCCATTTTCATAACTACTACTGATTGCGATCCCTCGCCTGCAATGTATCCTAGCCCCTCACCGCTTCTAGCTTTGTTCGCTTTGTCGTCAAAATTATAATCGGTTTTTCCTAGAAGTTTTGTGGCGACAACTCCAACTCCTCTTATAGCTTCTAAACCGATTCCTACTGCTGACTTTCGTCCAATAAACTCGCTCATATTTTTTTAATTTAATGTTTTAATTATTCTTATATCTAAATTTATTTCTGCCTCAACATATTTTCCGTCTTCAACTTCATCTATACTGCTTCTTGCTGGATAAATACCGACCATTTGTTTTCTGGCTGGCAAACTTATGCCTGATAAAAATTCATCGTTATCAAAAGCATCTACAACGGTATCTGATAATTCTTCTATTAGGCTTCTCGTTTTTTTAATCCCCTTGAACCCTGCTGAATTTTCTCCCAATATGTAAACCACGAATTTGTATGTTTCTAAATTATCGCAGGTCGTTTCATATTCGTTATCCATTTCTAGGCTTCTAACTATCGCAGCTGGATATCCGTTTACATCTGTTGTTGGATATTCTTCAACTTGCTGTATATCTCCTATTGTTTCTAGCTTTGATATTATCTGTGATTTTAAATTTATATAACTCATTTTATTGCATTCTCAATAGCTTTGTTAAAAAACCTTTCAATATCTTTTCTTTTTCGTTTAGCGGTTATGCTCATAAATGGTCTTTTTCTCATTCTTCTCGTTCCCTCGTGAACATAAATTGCATAAGGCGTTCTTGATGAAGTTTTTATCTCCGCTCTTAATCCACTGCTTTTAGCTGATATTCCTTGCCTCATTTGTCCAGTTTTAATTGGAGATTTCCACATATCAACTCCCGATGTTATAACTCCCTTAACTGCTCCCGATCCAAAGACTGCAACCTTAGCCATAGCCATCTGTAATTCTTTTGCCATTCGGTTTGGATATTTATTCATTTTGGCTAAGAGCTGTTTTCCGTTTTTAATTTTAATTTCTAATTTAACCATTTACCTTTTTTACAATTAATTCCAAATGATCCGCAATTAATCCATCATCTCTATTTTCTATTCCTCCCGATTCAATTAAATAAATATTTCCGTCCGAATCCTTAATTTTATCTCCCTCTTGTATATCAGTATCTACATCCATATAAATCTTATATAGCTTATCGTAATTTCCCACTCCTCCACCTGATTTAGTATCTCCTGCTGGCTGTATGGCAGCGTCTTGATCTAGTGTGAATGTTGAAAAGCTACTTTTGTTTGAATCTATATCCGTTAATCTGTGAACGCTTACGGTTTTATCTAATAGGATCATACTGGTATTTTTCTATAATTAGCTAATATATTTTTATATTCTGAATTACTATCTATAATTGAAACAACATCAAATTTTACTGTTCTATCTCCTAATCTTTCTTCTAATACTCCAGCCGAGCTTCTTTTGTTTAGTATTTCTGATATTAAATTCATTACTAGTAATTGTAAATCGTATGGGATTGTCGTGTATCCTGCTGAATATGTTATTCTGAAATTTTTAGTGCTTTTAGCGAACACACTAGTTTTAGTTATTATCCCTGTATCGTTATCAACCCAATACTCATCTGTATCAACTTCTTCCCAGTCATCGCTATTATCCCAAGCGTTATTTTGTTCTAATTTAAATGCCTGTGTGGCTGTAATCGGAAAATTATTTATTGATAATGTTTTAACTCCAGTCCCATCATATTCTTCTTCTGAATATGTTGTATCTGTAAATCTAAGCCCAGTTCGCTTTTCAATATGATCCGTAATCATATTTATTAACATCTCTAAAATAGCGTCCTTTGAGCTTCCAGTTATTCCTAAAAAAGTTTTCACATTATCAAGCGTGACTAATGCGTAAGCGACTACACTCATTTTTTATATTTTTTAAGTATTACTCCACTTTTTCTTAACATCGTATCTTTTCTCTTTTTTATTCCTACAAATAATTTAGCTTTATTTTTATCTATCAATCCAAAAACTATATTATTTTTTTCTTCAATAATATCTCCCTTTTTGTGTTCTTTATAATTTTCTAATAATTTGATTTTTTGCATATAATTTTCTAGCATTGCTCCCCTAAGATAAAGAGAGCAAATGTTAAAAAACTATTACGGAATAGTATTAAGTATTCTGATAGCGTTAGTCACGACAACATCTCCACCAACTCTTTCAACTACACGAATTCCAGTTTTGTCTTCTGTGAAAGTAGTATCGGTATCGTTAGTGATTTTAACTCGCAATTGATGACGATCTGCTAGCCAATAAGCTTCTTTGTAATCTCCGAAGGCTATTTCGTCTTCTCCGCAATCGTAAGTCAAATAAACAGGATATCCTAGAATAGTAGCTGGTTGACCAGTCGTCACAGGTTCTTGCCAGATGTATCGTCCGTCATTATCTTTGATTTTTCTCAATTCTCTAACATTATTATTATGGATAATAAAGCTAGCATTGGAGCGGTATTTTTCTGGAAGATCGTAAATCAAGTCAATCATATCGTCAAAGTCAAGGTTTCCTACACAAGCTCTCGCAGCAGCAACTACAACGGCATTAATAAAAATACCAGTAGGCTGTCCTACACCTGTTCCAGCTATAATGGCGGTTTCAATAGCTTCATTCATTTTAACTGCAAATCTATTAACAATTACATCAGTTAAATTGAAAGCAGCATCCTCCATTAATTCGTCGGTCAAGTATATGATGGCAGCAAGTTTGTATACAGTAATAGTTGGCTGGCTAAAGTCCATCGTAGTAGTAGTTTTTTGAACTCCCTCACTTGTCCAATAAACTTCAGGACCTGTTCCGTGCTTAGGAATAGTCAATGTATTAGTATTTACACGAATAACATTAACTTTGCTTCGCATTGAAATACGCTTATCTCGCTCTATAACTAATCTGTTATAAAACTCTTGCGGAACTAAATATCCACCGTCAGCAGGAGTCCCTTCTGAAAGAGCTTTAGCTCTTGTAGACAAATCGTTAAACGCTTTTTTATGAAAAGCTTTTAAGGCTGTTTCATCTCTTCCCATAAGTGCCAAAGCAAAAGCGTCGGCTACCTCTTTCTCACTAAGATCGGAAAAGTCTTTTTTTGTATCTTCATCTACGAATACTTTTAATGTATTCTTTTTAGAATCAGTCAACTTTTCTTCCAAATTTGCAAATTTTTTTTCATTTGCTTTCTCTTTCTCATTTATAAGGTCTTTAATGCTTTTTAAACCATCTGCGAATGCTTTTGATATCTCTTCTGCTTTTTTTTCTGCTTCTTTTTTCTTCATTTCTTAGCACCTCCTTTCTTTTTAAGTTCTTTGCATAGATTCTGCAGATCGCCAGTTGCTTTCCTTACTGAACGCATAAATTCTGCGTCTACATCTATTTTTCGACCAGCCCCTATCTTTCCGTTTTTTTTGTCGTTTCCGACTTCGGAGGAGCTTTTTTTAATCATATCTTTAAATTCCCTGTATATATAATCAGCCATTTTATTATCATCCAAACTTTTTGCTAATACTACTGCGTTTGGATTGGCTGGTATTGAAACTAAACTTATCTCTAATAATTCCGCTTCTTTTATAATATTGTTATTTTTTTCATCTCTTTCTCTCGGAATAAAACCAACAGAAAAAGATTTCAATATTCCCTCGTTTATTAATTGCTTTGCGTTCTTAGCTTCTTCTGTTGCTTCTGAAAGCATCATACTAAAAACTAGCTTGCCTTTTTCAATCGCAATTTTTGTAGCTTTTCCAATAGGAAAATCTTGCCACTTGTGGCTTGCCATTATAACTGGATTTTCTTTGAAATTTTTTAAATCCCATCCGTCTATTTTAATAACTTCTCCGTCCCTATCTGGATTTTCCGTTGAAGCTATTCCTAATATTTCTCCCTCTTTTTTTGTTAAAACTCCTTTCAATTTTGTGATCATTGTTTTTTAATTAAAAATAAAAAAAGCCCTCAGAGGCAATAAGAGCCAATAAGAGCTTTCGTAATCTCTAATGTTATTTATATTCTAAATCATTGTATTTTATTTGTCAAGTTTTTTTTCTATAATTTTTGAATATGCTTTGTATTTTATATAATAACTTATTTTACACTTGCATTTATCACAAGTCAAAACAATCGTTTCACCCTCATCTCTTTTATCAAATGTCTTCTTTATTAAATTATTGCATTCTGGACAAAATAATAACATAGTTTTTTATTTAAGTTGCTTTACCTAATTTATCTTTTTCTAAACCCCATTTTATAATCATATTTCTGATGACATCCTCTACATAACTGCATCCAATCTTTTTTATCTAAACTATATTTGTGGTCTTTATTTGCCCAATCATATCTTTTTGCTGTTGTTGTTCCACAATGCTCACATATTATAGCCTCGCCAAATTCTCGTCTAATTCTTGCGTGCACTCCTGTATAAGTTAAATCATCTTTTTTCCAACTTGGACTATCCTTTCCTCTAGGCTTGACAACTCCTGTTTGAGCTTTACTCATTTTTTTTCTGGTTTCTATAGAAAATTTTCTTCCTTTATTTGCTTTACTTATTTTTTCAGAAACACTTTTTTTGTGTTCTGGGTCTTGCCACATTTTCTTCACTCGTGCTGATGTTAATTCTGTTTTTGGTGAATAATGTTTTCCCTTATGTGATACACTGATTTTTTTACAAAACTCTTTTGACATTTTCTTTCCTTTGTTCCACGGAGTTTTTACAAAAGACCTACTATACTTTCCTCTACACTTCCAGCTACAAGTTTTCTTTTGGTTTCTCACTAATTCTTTTCCGCAAATAACACATTTCATATTTTTATAATTAAAATTTATATCTTAATTATAATCTATTCATTATCATTGTCAAGTAGCTTTACCCAGACTTGCCTAATTTATTTGCCGTGTATTCCACAAATTGTCCTCTCAAATGAGTTACTGCTGAAATTGTATCCTCCACATCTCCGCTTAATCTGGTTACTTTCCAGAAGAAAGCCGCGTCTGTCGCACTTGGTAAGTCAATTCCAGTTATCTCTGCTAAAACTAATCCTTCACTTGTTGCAGAAGCTGTGCTGACTACTGTCAAAGTTTCTTGAGCGGCCGCTCCAACGCTTTCATTGGGACTTCTCCATAAATACTCTAATTGCCATTTACAATTTCCAGGACTTATTCCATTTGCGTGCCAGCCTATATTCAAGATTATGGGAATGGTTCTGTCCATATCAGCTGGAATTAAAAATGTTCCACTTACACTTTCTTGATTTGCTTCAATGGCATCTGCAAACTCCCAGCAACCAGTCAATCCGTCTTCTACAAAAGTAGCTGGTTTAGCTCCTGGAGCTTTTATTCCATTCGCTCCAATATATATTTTCTTTTTAACTCTCGCTGTCCCTATCAAATTAACTTCTCCGTCTGATTTTATTCTTAAACAGTTTGTTCCTATATTGGCGTGAGAAGATATATCTAAAATTCCCTCACTATCATCGTGAAAAATATCCATTACCGAAGTGTTTCCAAAAAATCCAAATGTAGCATCTCCTGCTGTTCCATCTCCTAGCCATATAGTTCTAGCAGTCGGCATTATTATTATCTCTCCATCACTATTTACAAAAAAATCACATTCATCTATTCCGTCTGTGTGCGTTAATCTTAATTGTGTATCTGTTGATAATGCCTCTAATCTTGTCGCTGGCGTATCTGTTCCTAATCCCAAGCTACCGTCATGAGTGAATACTGATAATTTATTATCGGCACTATCTCTAAAAGATAATAAGTTGGTCGTTTGGTCTGCACAGCCTCTTATCGCAGCCGTTTCAATTAAACTTCCAGGAGCTACTGTCGGATCTGCCGTAATATCTCTTTCTGTATCAATTAACACTCCTACATCCGTATATTTAGTAAAAGCAGGTGCAGCGAATACATCATCGTGATTTTGCCTGCCTCCCATCAAAACTAATGTCCAATAAGAATATAGCGTGCAATTTTCAGCATAAGCATTTTGTAGTCCATTATGTTCATCTCCGAATTGAAATCTACAAGCTTCTCCTGAACTTAAATCTTTATAACCAAATACTCTAGGATCTGCTTGACTTGAACCATTAGCTGAGGCATTTATATCACCACCTGCATTTATTTCTCCGTCTATTAATAAATCGTCACCTGCATTATGCGTCCTTATTTCTGTTCCTACTCTATCCCAAAGATTTTCAACAGCCACTTGAGCGTCAACATAAGTTTTAACCGCTTTTTCTGTAGGCACTGCGTCATCTGAATCGCCTGACAGTGTTCCATCAACTGAAAACTCATTTATATCTGTTCCAGCACCCATATCAATACTATCCCCTGCATTGTGTGG